CTCCGCCCCACGCTTTTCAGCGCCCTTGCGAATATCTTCACCAGGCTTTTCTTTCTTGGCAGTATAGTCTTTGCGACCCTTTTCGCCGGGCTCGTCGTCCTCGTCGCCAGCTCTGCCGCCGCGCTCTGTAAGTCCGCCAACAAAGCCAGGAGTGAGGGGCTCCAGCTTGGCGAGCTTCATAAATTGACGAACTTGAGATTCGTTTAATAAATTCTTTTTGTTTGACATCGTCGAGTATCTCCTAACATATAATCGTGGATATGCTACTTTTAAATAGTATTTTCCTTTAAGAATGTCTTTTTTAATTTCAACAAGATGGCATCTAAGACTTGTTTGGCTCGAACCGTACTAAAGTGGTGACGCTTACCGATTTCCTCCAAGGTCATTGGTCCATGCTTTTGAATAGCGATAAGAGTACAATTTAAATCTTCTTCATAATCTAAATGTAAGCGACAAGCGGTGTTAGTACAGGGACTTTTAGCTAGATAACATTCCTTAGCACAGTCTTTCATGGGCCCCCCCGTTCAACAAGTAAGAAACTAAATTAGATTGAAGGAACTCCTGAGCCACGGGATCCCAAAAAACATGAGGGGGGACGCTTTCAATTTCATCAACACTCGTCACGCGGTACAAGGTGGGATATCCCATGGGGAGCTCAACCGGAAAAGGCAAAAATAGTTGGGACCCCCTCGCAAAGAGCATGGGCCCCCCTATGTTCGTCACGTCCATTATAAAAACATTGTACGCAGACGCGATCTGCTGCTCAATCTCTTCCCACAAATCTTTAAACCTCACACACCATGGACATTCGTGAGAGGTAGCAATTAAAAGCTGAGACTTCTGTGTCGTCTCCGCGCTGGTGCGCACATGGGCTAAGTCCACCATGGTCAAAATCTCTTTCATAATTCAGGCAACTCCTCTTCTAAAATATCAAATATATTTTCCACCTCTTCGGTGCTCAACGCAAGGTCCTGTAATAATTTCTGACCCCTTGCTCTTAAGGCCCGAGACTTTTTAACTTTAGTCTTGGACTGAACGCTTTTGTTGATTTTATAATCATCCAAAAACTCCATGAACCGTCGGTCCTGGTGCAAATAGGATTCCACACATACCCTAAAGAATTCAGTTTGAGTCTTAATATCATCATAATATAATCTTATTTTTAAATCTTCATGAAGGTGAGCATCTAAAAAGAAAGTTAATTTAGAGTGAGTCGCGTGGAAATCATTCATGATTTTAAAATGTGAGTACCGCTTTCGATTTGGCCGCTTGATGTCTGGCGGATAAACTTAGCACATTGATGTAGGTCAGTCAACGTACGGGCGCCTGAATATGAAAAGCCGCTCCGGACGCCCCGCGCTAATTCTGTTAAGACACTGCCAACGGCCCCCTTACAGGGAACCGTAGTAGCAATGCCTTCTAGCGAACTAGTTTTTCCTCGCCACTCTATCTGCGCGTCATTGCTGGCCATCCCCCGATAAGCCTTGAACTTCCCCTTGCGTGTATTAATTACATCGCCAGGAGCTTCGTCAGTACCTGCAAGCAAAGACCCAAGCATAACGAAGTCAGCCCCAGCTGCCAAAGCCTTGACAATATCGCCCGAGTTTCGGATTCCGCCGTCAGCAATGATGGGAGCTCGCCTGTCCGACTTCGCACAATCAATAATTGTTTGAAGTCCCGGGACGCCGTGGCCAGTCTGAATCCTAGTTGAACAAATAGAACCGCCGCCAATATTGCAGCGCACACTATCGGCTCCCCAATCGACCAAGTCATTGTAACCCTCCAAGGTGGCAACGTTCCCCGCCATGATGTGAACGGCGTCCCCAAACACATTTCGCAAATCAAGAAGGGCTTCCTTCATCAATATGTGGTGACCGTGGGCTACGTCTATACATAAGACCCTAACGCCCGCATCATACAAAGCTGTTGCTCTATCTAAATAGTCGCCGGATGTACCTATGGCTGCAGCAGCCTTGGCGCGCCCCAATAACACGCGGTCTACAATCGCACACTGTTCTTCAATAGTATTATAGCGATGTATAATCGCCAAACCTCCCTGTTCCCACATCGCGATACCCATGTCGGATTCAGAAACCGTATCCATTGGACTCGCGATAATGGGTAATGACAAGCGAGTGGTAATGCCGGCGCCGGTGAGAAAACTACTGATATTTATTTCGGACCTACTTCGAATCTCTGAATACTGGGGTACCAGCAACACGTCGTCATAGGCACACTTAATGCCGCGGCTAATTTCCATCTACAACTTCCTTTACAAGTTGCCAGCACCCAGGACAAGTAAGGCGTACACGCTTCTTTTCTTGAATAACAGTTACCTGCCAAGTTTTCACTGTCTCTTGGGTGCGCTCAAAGGGCATGCAGCATATACAACACCCAGTAGGATGCTTCATCATTAAAGCTGCCTGCTCCGCTAATCGTTCCCGAGCTATGGATTCCTTTTCTTTTCGTTTAGCCTTGTTAATCTTACGAATCTTTGGGCGTCCCATCATGGCCTTTCCATAGCATAAAACTCGGGCGACAATGCAACTGGTGGTTTGTACAATACATTAGAATGAAAAACCACAACTGCCGACGGAAAGGGCGCCGCATTATCCGAAGTCCCAAACTTAAGACGACCACGTACTAAGTGAACTTCGTTCGCTTTCATTACATAATCATGCCACCATTTTGTGTCTGTGCGCGCGGGAACCAGCATCACAACTATAGTGTTGTGGTTCTGAGATTCGTGGTATCCCTTCTTCAGCCACTCCCCAATATTGCGTCCGTAAGGGGGATTAACAAATACGCGGTGGCCCGTCCAATCTTGAATTAAACCATTTTGCTTTTCGGTAAAATACTTGTTGCACTTGGCGCTATTAGTTGTTGCACACGGATCCAACGTAAACCCAAACGTCTTGTCTAGTTTGTCATAAAAAGCTTGGGGAGTATCCCAGTCGCTTTTGGTGGAGCTAAAGCCCACAGCTCCCGTATTCTTTTTCCATAGTCCGCCAGCGTTCAGTGTCATTTGCCGGTACTTCCCAGAGCGCCAGTGCCGCGCCCAGAAATAGTAATAGGGTACCACTCATAGATATCGGCCGAGGCGCTAGCCACAAAACGTACTGGCACCACAGGCACCACCACCGCCTGGGCAATCTTATCCCCCGGCTCCAGCACCTGTACTTCATCTCCGATATTATGAAGATTGACAAACACTTCCCCCTCGTAGCCGCTATCGACCACGCATGCGCCCACTAGCAATTGACGTTGGTGAGCAACAGACGATTTATTCTTGATCTCCAGCATGTATCCGTGTGGTATCGCAAAGATACATCCCGTGGGAACCAGCACGCTGGTGTGTGGCGCGATACTGAAGCCGCTCTCTGCCTCTTCGGTAGGGGTCCATCGTAAATCTAACCCCGCATCGCTGGGGTTGGCCCTCGCTGGAGGGAAGTCGTCCCCTCGTAACATATGGTATTGTAAAATCATTTTATTCCTTCCTTCAATATATGACCGCAGTGATCTTGTATTCTGCGTTCTGAAATTTTAAGATACTTTTCTTCCGACTCTATGCCCAGAAAGGCGCGTCCTTCGAGGAGAGCCCCAATGCCCGTAGAGCCGCTCCCGCAAAAGGGATCCAAAACAACACTTTCTGGTGGACAGTATATCTTAACCAGATATGCCATCAAGGAAATAGGCTTTGGAGTGGGGTGGTTGTTATATTCTCCACGCTCTTTGCGTGTGACGCGCGGGGCATAGAAATATTTCTGATGTTCTTCTTGGACTTGTCCGATAATATTGCTGGGGTATCTCCCAGCAGGGTTGGCGTCTTCTTTTCCAAACTCCTTCTGAGTCCCGGTGGTCTTACCGTCTTTTCCAAAAGTACGTCGCTGGATGCCGCCCTTTACCCATCCGGTGGGGGGTTTACCCTCCCATGGCACTCGGGTTGAGTCAGTATCTATCGGGCCGACTCCCCACTCTTCAAAGTTAGCTTTGATGCTTCCCTTAAATGGTTTCTGAGCCACGACAATGGGCTCATGAGCTGGCTTAAGTCTGTTCTTTTTTGGCATCTTGGTGGTGATCATCCACATGATTTGATCTTTGATGTCAAACCCGGCGTCTTCCACGGCGGTTGCCATGCGATGGTAAAGCTGAGGACTGCAGAAGCTTAAGCAGAAGCCTCCGGGTTTTAAAACTCTTAAAACCTGTTGCCAGATCTCTGTCGTGGGTACCGCATGATCCCAATGCTCCATCCCCATTCCATAGGGAGGGTCGGTTATACAATTATCAATTGAGTTCTCGTCCATTTCGCGGAGCGAATCCAAACAATCTCCCTGGATCAGCTTATACTCCATCAAGTACCCGCTGCTCGAACTTCTGGCGATTAGGATTAAGGAAATAGTCTTTAATCTCTTTGGCCCCCTTGTGCTGTATCATGGGGCGAGTGTAATACTCTATCCCATAGCCATTCTCGCGCAGCCCTTTATTAAACTCTTGGTCTCGAGATCGTGCTGCCGCAATATACTCCTGTATAAGTCGCTCTTGTTCCGCCGGTAATACGTCGGCGCCCCAATAAACGGTAGTTTGGTTATGCTTCTTGGAGCAGAACACGTAGATATATTGCGCCTTCGGTACTCCACTATTGTACATAGGGGTCCCACCTTTGGCACTTTTACACTCAATAAAATATAGCTTGCCGTCTCTTTTCACAATGAAGTCCGGGCTGGCATGAGTGCCGCACGGCTGCGGTATAAATGTATTATCGGGGAGGTCCGGGGCTGCGCCAGTCATCAGCATTTCATCCCTTGCGGCAATTTTCACTTTTCGGTCGATGCGCTTAAGACCATGGCCACGCAGGACGTCTTCGACTGCATCTTCATGCTTAGCCACATTGTGGACAGCGCCGCTCGTGGCTGAGTAATTCTTAAAGTACTTCATTCTTCTTAGGTCTTTGATTATCTTTCTCATCCTAGTAGCCTTAAGTTCCTTCTAATTGATCGCGTGGAAAATCCCCACGCTGGATCGTAATCTAGTTTCCCCATGTAGGGTCGGTTCAGGTGAATCCTGTCCTTACCTTCTACTATACCCCAACACCGAAATTTTGTCAAGATGGAATTAGAATCGATGACTGAAACAATCCAATAAGGTTTTCCATGCTTTGTCTTCTTTTTAATAACCTCCCGCGGTATAAACCAGACAAGCCCCAGTGCTGGGTCGTAGTCAGAGATAGGGGGGACGTAGTGCGTATCCAGGCGTTCGCGCACTCCATTGGTCATAACTAGGTGCATGGGAAAAATACCCGTCAGAGTGGTGAGATTATCAATTTCTTCTTCGGTGCTGAAGTCTCCCTCCGGCTCGTAGGTTTCGATGTTTTCCAGAAACTTCTTTTTACTATACACCCGGTCGACTGCCACCGCGGACCAGAAATGTTTGCGGCCGCTGAAGCGGTTGTCCATCAATTTATTAAGGGCTCCGGAACGTACAAGTACATCGAGCGCCTTCTTATTTAATTTGCTGTATACAATGTCGTCATGGAATAGAAACTCCTCAATATTATTGAAGGGGCGGTTGGCCACAATTTGCTCAATGGCAGCGTCTCCGAGCCCCTTGAGTCCGCTCAACGGTTGGTACAGTCTCTTCGGATTGTTGGGGTCAATCTCCCACACGAAAGAGGATGTATTAACATCTGCTTCTACAATCTCAAAGCCGTTGGACTTTGCAATGTTAATTGCCTTCTCTTTACGCTTCTCCGGTTCCTTATCAAGGAATGATGCCATCCACTCTATCGGATAGTAATTGTATAGCCACGCACACTGGAACGAGATGGCTGAGTATGAAACTGCATGCGATTTGTTAAAGCCATAGCCGGAGAAGTATTCAAACCTCTCCCACATCTCCTCGGCCTCGCCATGGCGAATCCCCTTCTCCACACAGCCGTCGATAAACTTGGTTCGAAGCGCCTTCTTAACTCTCGCTTCCTTGCCGGTTCCCTTCTTAGTAAGGACCTTGCGGAGAGTGTTCCCCTCATCTAGAGTGAGGCCCTTCCCTAACTTGTGAGCAAGGAGGGCAATCTGCTCTTGGAAGATAAGGAACCCGTAGGTCTCCTTGGTGATATCCTTCACGTGCTCATTGATGTAGTCGATGTCGCCGGCGTTTGCCTTGGCTTGAATGTATTGCTCGTGCACATTGGCCGAGAGGGGACCGGGTCGATAGATCGAGGTGATAGCAGAGATATCAATCAAGGACTTCGGCTTTGCGTTCGCGCAGAACTCCTGCGCGCGCTGTTCTGTAAACTGAAAAATACCGGCGAAGTTTCCCTTCTGAAAAATGTTCCTATACACCTCTTGATCCTCAAAATCAATCACATCGGGATGAAGAAGTTCGTTGTAAAACGCTTTTACATCTTCGAAGGTCGGGCTGGGGTTCTTCCCGTGGCGTTTTAAGATATGTCGAATCGCGCCCTCGATCATTCGAAGTGTTGAGAGCCCCAACAAATCAAACTTAATAAACCCCAGCGGTTCCAGGTGACGAACGTGCTGTCCTTCGGCCCATGGGGCCTGTCGAACGCCGCCCGAACTAATGATTGGCATATGCTCGTTCAAGTCGTCAGCAATCAAAACACCGCCGGCGTGGCGGGAGCAAGAACGTACCTGTCCAACTAGCGCCTCAACGTGTGTCTTGATGTGCGGATACTTTATTAGGTAGCCGCGCAAGGAGGGAGACAGTTCCATCACTTCTTGCCACGTTGGGGCATACACTCCGGCTTTGATCCCATGCTTCATCTTTGCTGCTGGGGTTGCTTCCGCAATCATCGAAGACGTTACCTTATTAACTTCTCCGAACTCTACTCCATAGAACTTTGAAATATCCTTAATCAAAGACTTCAACTGAAGTGTGTTCCAGTTTGAGATCGGAACAACTGAGTTCTTGCCCCAATCTTCCATCAACATCTCTTTAAGTTCCATCGGTTCCGCAACATC